ATCAAAGAGTTGCGCGATCAGCTGTACAATCAGGACCTGCAAGCGCAGCGGATCACAGGCATGCCGCATGGCGGTTCGATGGACAGCGATATCACAGAAATTTTGATGGACCGCATCGACGGATTGATCCATGGCGAAATTTATATCAAACGCGAAGCTGTTGCCCAGGCCGAATCGATCCATCGGGCGATTGGCAAGATTGATGATCCGGGGCTTCAGTGGCTGCTTGAACTGCGCTATCTTCAGTGGGACGGCCGATACACCTGCCCGCTGACGTGGCATCAGATCGGGCGGCGGATGGGGTATGAATGGGCACAACTCCATCGACTGCACCATCGAGCATTGTCATTACTTCAACTTCCCGGAAAGGATGATACACCATGATACATTGATCTGTGCTATTATGATATCGTCGAGAAACGGATAAAAAAACAAAACAATTCTCTTGATTTTATCCGTTCAGATTAAGCGCCGTTTAAGGCGCTTTTTTAGTGAAAGAAAGGGGGATGATGTATTTGAAATTGACATTGAAACAGCAGCGTTTTGCGGATGAATACATCATCTCCGGGAACGCGACGCAGGCCGCGCTCACGGCCGGCTATGCCGAACGATCTGCATATAGAACAGGCGCTGATAACCTCAGAAAGCCTCAAGTTAAGGCCTATATCGACGAGCGATTGGCCGAGCTCGAAAGTGCAAAGATCGCGAAACAAGATGAAGTGTTGCGGTATTTGACAGGCGTCATGCGTGCCGAATCCGTTTCGGAAACGGTTGTTGTCGAGGGCACTGGCAAAGGTTTTTCCAAAGCTCGAATATTGGGCAAGCATCCGGAAGAACAGGAACGTCTTAAAGCGGCCGAGCTGCTCGGAAAGCGTTATGGGCTGTTTAGGGACTATGCTGAAGGCGATGATGACGACAACGTCAAGACATTTATTGCGGAGATGAAAAAATGATTCCGAAATTAGCGCCAAAGCAAAAAGAATACGCAAATAACGCAAATAGCCGATGGAATTTTAAAACCGGCGCGGTGCGTTCCGGCAAATCCTATTGTGATATTGCCTGTGTGGTGCCGGACCGGATTTTGTCCCGCAAAGGGAAGTCGGGCCTATCAGTGATCCTTGGGGTGTCCAAGTCTACGGTTGAACGAAACGTATTGCAGCCCATGCGGGAAATCTATGGGGCTAAACGCATCGGCATCATTAACAGCCAAAACATTGCGCGCCTTTTCGGCGAGCAAGTATATTGCCTGGGCGCCGAAAAGGTTTCTCAGGTGGCTAAAATTCAAGGGGCATCGATCAAATATGCCTATGGGGATGAAGTGGCCAAATGGAATCCCGAAGTCTTTGAGATGCTTAAATCCCGTCTGGATAAAGCCTATAGCTGCTTTGACGGTTCTTGTAACCCAGAGCACCCGACGCATTGGTTAAAAACCTTTCTGGACAGCGACGCCGATATTTACCAGCAGCACTACACCATTTTTGACAACACCTATTTGCCTAAGGAATTTGTCGAGAATCTGTGCAAAGAGTATGCTGGTACAATTTACTACGATCGGCTGATTGAAGGCCTGTGGAAGCGGGCAGATGGTGCGATCTATCGCCGCTTTGCGGACCATCCGGAGGCGTTTATCGTTGCACCGAAAGCCGTGAAACAGGTAACGGATATCCGAGTAGGTGTTGACTTCGGCGGCAATCAATCTGGGCATGCCTTTGTGGCCACCGGCATTGTTGGGGACTATGAAGGTGTGACGGCATTGATGAGCCGGCGGATCATGGCTAAGGATACGGATACCCCGATTGACAGTAACATGCTGGATAAGCTGGTGTTGCAGTTTATCGCGGACGTGCAGGCCAAATATGGCCGGGTGTCGTCCCTGTACTGGGATAATGCTGAAACGGTGCTAGGTAACAGCATTCGCAACGCCGTGGAGCGGGACTGTCCGGACATTGGGGTGTACCCGGCTGCCAAGCGTCGGATCAATGATCGGATTAATGCCACGGTACGCCTGCAAGGCGGCGGCCGTTTCTGGATGACCACCGACTGCGCGACACTTAAGGACGCGATGACCGAGGCGGTTTGGAATCGCGAAAAGCAAGACGACGAGCGGCTGGATGACGGCAGCACTGACATTGACAGCCTGGACGCTTTTGAGTACACCATCGAGCAGGATATCTCATACTTGATAGGAGCGTAGCATGTTTGAAAGATTGCGAGGTTTTTTCAGAACGATGTTTAACCGAATCACGATAACCCGGGTGTTAAATACCTCCCCAGAAATGACGGCACCGATGATCGCGAAAATCGAGCAGTGGGGTGACATGCTCGCAGGCAATGCGCCGTGGTGTGCCGGGTCCGACTATGTAACGTCTCTCGGAATTGAGCAGGGCATTTGCCGAGAGTTTGCCGATGTGGTGCTGTCTGAGATGGAAATTGAGATCACCAACGACAAACTGCAGACCTTGTTTGATGCCGGCACCGAGGATATCAATCAGAATTTCCAGGACGGATTGGCCTATGGGTCCTTTGCCCTTAAGCCGGTTGCGGAAACCGGCGTCACGGAATTTGTTACTGCGGATATGATGGTGCCGATCCGTTTCGGTCTGGATAAAAAACCGACGGATATTGCATTTTTGAATATTCGGCATGTGGACGATAACAAATACTATATCCGCATTGAGCGGCATACGCTTGTGGATGGGGCCTTGGAAATCACGAACACCGCCTATCAATCCTCCACGCGCTATGGCTTCGATCAGGTGGTGCCTTTGTCGGTGCTGCCGGAATGGGAGCATATCGCCGAGGGGCGGCGCTATCCCGGCATGACCGAGATGGATTTTGGCTACTACCGAAATCCCATTAAAAACAAAATCGACTGCACGCCCTGCGGCGTGTCTATCTATGACAGCGCGATCGAACTGATCCGCAAGGCCGATATTCAAGGCGCCCGACTGGACTGGGAGTTTGAGTCCGGCGAGCGGGCGATTCACGTCGACAGCCGGATGCTCCAATCCCAGGGGCAAGGTCATCGGACCATAGCCAAGCTCAATAAACGGCTGTATCGCGGGCTTAAGGTTGGGGACGCCGAAGCCGAATTTGTCAAGGAATTCTCGCCCGATCTGCGGGATGCCAATATCGTTAACGGTCTGGAACGCTATTATCGACAGATTGAGTTTAGCGTTGGCCTGGCCTATGGGGATCTGTCGAACACGCAGGATGTCGATAAGACTGCGACGGAAATCAAAAACGCGAAGTTCAGAAAGTACAATCGCGTGGCCGCGATTGAAAAGAATCTGACCACCTGCTTTGAAGATTATGTGAAGGGGTTGGCCTTTTACAATCATTTGTATAACGCCGGCTATGAGGTCAACTGCAACTTCCGGGATAACATCCTCACAGATGAGGAAACCGAACGGCAGCAGGATAGACAAGATATGGCCGCCGGGGTGATGCAGCCTTGGGAATACCGTATGAAGTGGTATGGCGAAAATGAAGCCACAGCAAAAGCGATGGTGGCGACGCCAGACGAGAGCGTGATCGATGAATGAGAACTCAGGGCGAAATTGAAGGCCTGACGCTGACCAGCGAGAAAGCCTTTTCCGATCTGGAAATGCGGATCATGGAGGATGTGGTTGAGCGACTAAAGATCAATGGTGCTTCGACAGCCACGACGGACTGGGAAATCAGCCGGCTTCAACAGTTGGGGATCAGCGAACGCAACATTAATAAATGGGTTGCCGAGGCGCTGGGCGTCGGTCAGAAAGAGGCCAACCGCATCCTCAGCGATGAAGTTTATCAAGAGTACAATCAGCATGCCCGGGCTTACAAGATCAGCGGGGCTAAGCAAACGCCGTTTGCCGAAAACACAGAGCTGCAAAACCTGATTCGGGCTGTCACCCAGCAGACGCACGGTACTTTCCAAAATATAACCCAGTCTTTAGGTTTTGCGACCAAGGGAGCGCTGGGAAAAATCCATGTGCAACAGCTGCAACAATTCTATACGCAGACCCTTGACGCAGCGATGATGGACATTGCCAGTGGAGCATTCAGCTATAACACGGTGCTGGAACGAACCATTAACACCATGACCAAAAGCGGCCTAAGAAGCATTGATTATGCCACTGGGCATAGCAACCGCATTGAAGTGGCGGTCCGGCGGGCGTTGATGACCGGTTATGGACAAGTGCAGCGCTATAATGCCGAACAGGTCGCAACTGAATTGGGGACCGATTATTTTGAGGTTTCCGCCCATGGCGGCGCCCGACCTTCCCACGCCGAGTGGCAGGGGAAAGTGTATAGCCGCGCCGAACTGTATAGCGTTTGCGGGCTGGACACGGCCACCGGGCTATGCGGGATAAACTGCTATCACAGCTACGATCCATTTATCCCCGGTGTATCCGTCAGGCGATACAGCGACGACGATTTGGCGCAAATCCGCAAGGAGGACGCCAGACAGCGGGAATACGGCGGGAAAACCTATAACAAGTATGAAGCGCTTCAGCACCAGCGCAAGCTGGAAACGACGCTGCGCAAATACCGCCGGGATGTGCACCTGCTCGAAAAGGGCGGCGCCGATCCGGACACCATCTTAAACAAAAAGATCAAGTACCAGGTGACCTATGGCCAGTATAAGCATTTCAGCAAGGCCATGGAACTGCCGATGCAGCGGGCCCGGATTTATCAGGATGGGCTGAAGGTGAGTACGTACGTGAAAACGACAAGAAGAAGCTTGCCAATTCAACTCCCATACGTGTATAATGGACGTAAAGAATTTATACCAAAAGATACAGCGATTGAGCACGTCAAAACGATTGCAGGCAAAGGTAGTAAATCTGAATTGCGGTTTGCAAAAAAGCTGGCAGATCGCTATGGCGGCGATGCAAGTGATTGGAAAAAGCGCGTCGGGAAAGTAACCAGTGATAAATATATTTTTGATATTCACTGGTATGAACATAAAGGCATTATGTACAGAGAAAAAATAAAATTCATGAAGGAGAGATAGGGCATGAAATTAAGATATGTGGGCGAATCTTTTGGCGTGGATGAGCTTACGAACGGCAAAATCTATGAAGCGACAGAGGAAAACGCGGACTATTACCGGGTGATTGATGATAGCGGCGAGGATTACCTATACTCAAAGAATAATCCGGCTCCGCTTGATATGAGTTCCCCCGGCGGTCGCTGGGAGATTGTAGAAAAATAATTTTAAAGCACCTCAACGGGTGCTTTTTTAGTACTCAAATTTTGAATATTAAAACGCCTTCCCGGCGTTTTTTTATTGTCTGGACAGCGGAATCAGTCCTAAAACAGTTCCGTCGCGGGGCATCGGTAAAGGCCCTAATAACACCTAAATGCGAAAGGAGAACGCGGAATGAAAACAGAATTTTTAACAGATCTCGGTTTGGAAAAGGACGTGGTCGATCAGATCATGGCCGAAAACGGCAAGGATGTGAACGCAGCTAAAGAAGAGCTGGCAACCACCAAGGAAGAACTCAAGCAGACCAAAGAGCAGCTTGAGGTGGCCAATACCACCATTGACGGCTTTAAGGATTATGACGATATCAAAGAGCAGGTGGCGGACTACAAAGCCAAATATGAACAGGCCGAAGCCGACAAGAAAAAGATTCAGGATGACTATGCGTTTAACAGTAAGTTTGAAGCCGCAGCCAAAAAGGCCGGCGCGCGGGCGATCAAGGCTGTATCGCCGTTCCTGGACATGGATGCTTTGAAAGCATCGAAAAACCAGGATGCGGATATTGAAAAAGCCTTTGAGGATTTGAAAGCCGGGGAAGAAACAAAGTTCCTTTTCTCGGCCGACGAACCGATCGATAACCCGACCGCACCTTTAGGTAGCGGTGGCGGCAAAGCCTCCCCGCTCGATGCTGTCGCGAAAGCGATGGGTCTTTCGGAGAGCGATATGAAGTAAAAACGAAAAGGAGTAACACATGGCAAACAGCATTGCACTGATGAAGCAGTATGTAGCACTGCTCGACAAGGTCTACAAGAAAGCTTCGCTCACCTCGGTTCTGGACGGGTCGAACGATCTGGCCAGACAAGGCGCCAACGCCAATGAAATTTTGGTGCCTAAAATGGATATGCAGGGGCTGGCGAACTATGACAAAACCGCTGGTTATACCCAGGGCGATGTCACACTGGAATACGAAACCC